CATTCCCATACTGTTTACAGCGTTGATATCGTTGTCCGCAGTACCAGTTCTTTGAGCAGATTTCATTAATCTTTCCGCAGTGAATTGTAATTCACTTGGAATGATCATTTTCATCCCTCTAGCTGCAATTTTCAAGCCTCTTTCATCTGTGAATGCAGCAATATCAATTAAAGACTGCTCCAAAGATGTCTCGTTTAAGTCAGCAGAAGTTGCTAACTCATTTGAGAAAGTACCAGCAATTGTTGGGTGGTCAGTAGCACAAAGCTCCTTACCATCACCGCCAGCGAAGGCTGAATCAAACGCATTGTTTAATACGTTTGCTGCTTTTACTTGTTTGGTATTCGCCATAGATCTTGCTAATGCTTTTGTATATCTAGACGCTAATCTGTCATACAAGTTATCTTCAATCGCTTCTTCAGTGATTGAAAATGCAAGAGCAATTGTCTCGTGCGTATATCTAGCTGTGAAAGTTTCTTGAGCATTGTCAAAAGACACACCTGAACCTTCTGGTTTAGTTTGCGCTTGACCAAAACCAGATAACATCACTTCTTCTTCAAAAGCTCTGTCAGATGATTCTGTGTCGAAAATTTCAGCATGCTGATTTTCATACCTTTTATATTCCAAGCCGAATAGAGCATTCAAGCCTGGCTCTAGTTCTTTAACTAGTTGTCCTCTACTTATCGCCATAGTTATCCTCCTCTATTATACGCCTGTAGTTGATTTAAGTTGGTGATTATTGATCATTCCAACAACATTTACGTTTTCAGCATATGTAGTTACATTTGCTAAATTGTTGTTTTCATCATCTTTAGTCACACCAAGCACTCTAATCTGTTGATTAGTAGTTGTCATAGGTCCACCAGTTGCAGTATTAACTTCAACTTTAGATATGTAGTTCGGTGAAGAACCAGCAGCGTATGTCGCTAATCTTGTGTTTAAGTTAATGTTAGCAATAACTAATGTACTACTAGCTTGGATTTCAAACCTTTCATAAGGGTCGTCACTTACAAATCCAACAATGTCTGTTGCAGTGTTAGATCCTTCTAAGTGATTAGCCCATGTAGGTTTTGATGTTGATGCATCAGTATAAAAGACTCCGTTTAAAGAACCTAATATTGCACCTGAAGTTGTGTTTTGAACACCAATGTAACCTGTAGCTAAAAGCTGTACAGGGTCATTTTGGTAGATCGCATCAGAACTTGCAGCAATATTATATTCACTTAAACCTTGGTTGTCTCTATTCTGACCAATCTTGCCTATCGGTTTTAAACCGAAAGCAGCGTCTTTGTTAGCCATAGTTTTACTCCTTAGTTTTAGTTTACTTATATAATATCGCGGTAGTTGGTATTGCTAAAAAATTACTTTTTAGTACCACCAAAAGTTACGCGACTCTGTCGATCACTATCGATCGGCATACTTGGGTGTTGTTCCTTCATAAGATCGTTGTTTACTGCTTCGTCTCTTTCAGCAACTTGTTTTCTAAAGTATGCTTCTCGAGATTTTGCGATCTCTTCCGGTATCCTTGCCAACACAAGGCCACCAACTCCAATCACTCCTGCGTATTTGCCTTCAGCAACTTGTGGATAAGCGTGATCCGGGTATTGATCTGCTCTTACGAGTTCCCATCCCGATCTAAGTTTACCTGACATGTTCTTTGCATCGTCCATGCCTAAAACTTCAGTTCTTATCCATCTGTGTCGAAATCCATCCGGCGCAGGTGGTGCATCTAAAGATGATGGGGGAGTCCAGGTTGTAGGTCTCTTTTCAGAAACTCTAGACTGACTCGCACGAGGGGTCTTCATTTTATTATCTTCGTTCATATGCTTAAACCTCCTTCATGTGTTTTTTTTGTTTTGCATAATCTTCTAATGACACTCCTAATTTTTTGGCGATAGCAACTTCAGAAGGGGTGAGTCTGACAGTTTTGCGACCAGATTTCGTACTTCGCGTCGCCGACGCTACTGTCTGTACAGGCTTAGTCGTTTCTTCAACCTTGTCTGTATTTGTAGCAAATTTATGCGGAAATTCAAGTCTTATTCTTTTATCAATTTCTGCATAATATTCATCAGATTGTGGGTCATACCCTTCAGCTTCCAATTTACTATGAATGTCAAAAGCTGTGTAAGTCATAGCAGTATCCGTACCAAACCACTTATTTTTAGCTCCCCAAGCTTCTGCTTTAGGATCTACTCTTTGTTGTAGTTGTTGCTGTTGATTAAAAGCAGGTATTTCATCTACTTTTTTCTCAACTTTTGGTGTTTCTTCTGCTACTTTCTTAGCTTCTACAAGTCTTGCTTCTTCATAACCAAGTCTTGCAATTTCTTTTTGAGCTTCAACTTCTGCTGCAACATCATCATTAGCTCTAGCTTGTGCTAATTTTGTTTGAGCTGCAATTAAACCAGATTTGATTCGCTCTTCTCTGTCTTTTACTCCAGCTTGTTCAATTGAAGAATATTTTTTCATATATTCTTCTCTTTGAGCTTTTTGAGCTCTAGCAAATTCAATGGCTTCGTCTCTTTGTCTTTGAGCCTCTCTCCATTTACCTGTTAGTTTCGCTATTCTTCTTTGAACATCTTTACTGTAGTTTTCTAATTCTAAATCTTTCTTATCTTTCTCTTCATCAGCCTCTTGCTTCTCGCCGCTTGCATCTTCGGTGCTAGCAACTTGTGACTCGGGGCTAGTGTCTTGCTCCTTAGTTTCTACTTGTTCTTCAGTTTGAGCTTCATCGTTTAATTCGATTTCTTGCTCTGGTCCTGAAGTGTCAATATCAACCATTGGAGTATCTTGTTTATTTTCTTGTTCTTGCATAGTCTCCTCCTATGTTAGATATAATGCAACACAGATTCTGGATTTTTAATTGTACCCAAAACCTCGTCGTCGTTGAGAATACGGACTTCGCCGCCTTCTATTGGTAAACGTGATCCTGCATATCTTGCAAAAATCACCCAATCTTTTTCCTTACACCATGGCCCAGTTGGAAATTTTTCTTCATCCTTGTAAGCCAATGGACCCATTTTAATTACATAACCACAGTTTACTGCGATTCGATACTTATCTAAAGTTTCTTGTGCAATTAAAATACCACCTTTAGTTTTTTCTTTTGGTGTAAAAGGTAAAACTAAAAGTCTCCACCCTGATGGTGTTGGTAATTCATCTTTGATGTCACTTACATTAGTTTCATCAACTCTTTTAGATTCTATTTCTTTTTCTTTTTTAGCTTCTTCTTTGTATTTTTCATCAAGAGCTAGTCTCGTCTTCGGAACTTCTTTGTCCGAATTTGATGATATTTGTTCCTTCAGTATCATTTTTTTTATCCTCCTTTGGATTTAGCAGGTTTGATATTTCCTGATCTATTATTTGTAAGGCATGTGCCTGTCCCAGCAGATATTTATATTTTTCAATATCTGTTACTCCACCAGCTAACATAGTTTCACCTATGCTGTGATAAGAATTTCGTATTTGTTTTCTTAACTTAGAAATAAAAGTTTCAAAATCCATTTAACATTTCCATCTTCTCCGTGCCTGTCTCAGTCTTGAGTTAGGATCTTTCGCAGCTTTTGGAAATTGTTTCATTTGGCCAGCGCTTCTAGCACAATATGACTTTCTTCTTTTAGCAGCTTTTGATCCCGGTTTAACTTTACCAGTCACGGCTGTTTTTAATTTAGATCCAGGGTTTTCACGTCTGTATCTTGCAACTCCAGCTTTGGTCATACCAGCGCCGGATTTTGTAGGTCTAAAATATTTTTTAGTTTTAGGCGGTTGTTTATCTCTTGTTCTTGCCATTAAATCATACCTTTATAATATTTTTTGTAACTTGGATTACCTACTGTTTTACCATCTACATCTAATTTAATAAAACTTCCGATATATCCACCTTCAGCTTTTTTACTTCTTTTTGTAAATGTTGAAACATTTGTTGGTTTTGGTCCTACATTACTCGCAGCTCTTTTTCGTTTGACAGCACTCGCCTTTTGCGACTTTGTCATTCGTGTGGCTTTTGCAAGTGGTACGCATTTTGGATATTTTCTTTTGCTGCCCTTTGATCTCCCGCAAGGTTGGTACTTGCCGTCTTTCTTCGGAGCTCCGATGTCTACCCATTTCTCTTGTACCCACTTACGTAGTCCCATTATTTTTTCTTCGTATATGCTTGTTTCATTTTACTTAAAAGATCTTTTGTCTTTTTAGGTAAATCTGATTGCATTATTTTTTTAACTTTATCGGGATTATTTTTTAAATATTTAGATACTGCTGATCCTATTCTAACAGCTCCGCCTATACCTTTTTTTGTTCTTGACATTGGAATGCCTTGTGTAGGTCCCATAGTTCTTTTTTGAATAGGTTTTTTAGTTTCACCTTTGTATTTTTTTAAAGTTTCCATTGCTTTTTGTTTTTGAGCTGGAGTCATTGAAACTTTTCCTCCAGATTTTCTAAATGTTCTTTTCATTATTTTCTCCTTTTAGTTTTTTTCTTTCCACCTGGTTTTATTTTACCAGAACAAACTGCTGATCCATACATATTAGCATATGCAGATGGATATACTTTGAATTTTCTTTTTGCAGCAGCTTTACCTTTTG